GGCCGCCGCGCCGGTGACGGGCACGGTGACCTGCACCGGTCCGGAGACGGATTGCCCGCCAAAGTTAAGTCGGAACGCGCCGGCGAACTGGAAGGGATCGGTGATGCCGAAGGGGACGTCGGTTTGCGTCAGGGTCGTGATGCTGACCTGGCTGTCGGCGCTGAGGAGGTTGGGGCCGATCTTGACCACTGCGCCGCCTGCGCCGGCGACCGATCCGCCGGTGACGTGGTTCACCAGCACGGGGCCAGTCACGGCGGCGGCGACGCGCACCGGCACCTGGGTTTCGTAACCGCGGAAGACCACGGTAATCATGGCGCTGCCGACGCCGGTCGCTGTGACCAGCCCCTCGGCGGAGACGGTGACGATGGACTGGTTCGAGCTGACGTAGACCGTGCCGGTCGATGACGCGGTGAGGTCGAATGCGGTGAGGACGGGCTTGACGTTGAGCTGGGTCGAATCGCCGACGGCCGTGAGTTGCAGGCTTTGCGGCGCGACGCGCAGACCGCCGGCCAGCAGCGCGTACTCGATGACGGTGGCGGGGACAGCGCCGACGCGGACGGCGGCGACAGCCTGAACGTTGCCGTGCTGGGCGAGCACGCGCGTGACGCCGTTAGCGATGCCGTGGAGGAGGCTCGGCTGTTGTCCACCGGGCGATTGGATCTGAGCAATCGAGCTGTTGTCGGAGGTGAGGTTGACGTAACTGGCGGGAAGGAGGACTCCCTGCTGATCGGCGAAATCGCCGACCATGTCGAGGTCGAAATCGTCGCCGGGATTGATGCGAAGCTCGCTGTTGACCAGCGCGGGCGGTCCGCCATCGTCATCAGGGATAGGCAGGGCGCCCTGCTGGCGGTAGAGGAAATCCAATCCGATCAGCGGCGCGCCCGAGACGTTCACCGACACCGTTGCCGGCGTCGAAACGCCAAAGCCGTCATCGGCGACGAACTGGACTAAGCCCGCGCCCGAGAAACCAGCCGTTGGTGTAAAGGTCAGCGATTGCCCGTCAGCGCTGAGAGTCGCGGCGCCGTTGCTGGTCGAAATGATGCGGAAGAACAATGGATCTGACTCGGGATCGGCGGCGAGATTGGTCAGGGGCGTGGTGACGCCAAGGTTGGTGTGGGTGAGGAGTTGCGTGCTGGTCGCGACGGGGGGAAGGTTGGCGGAGTAGCCGATGTTGGCGGCGAGCAACTGGGCCTTCTGGCTCTGGCCCGATGAGAGAGCTTCGTCGAGGTTGCGGCGGAGCGTGGCGAGTAGTTGCTCGGTCTCCTGCGCCGCCTTGCCGACTCTCTTGGTGGATTGCTCGAAGGTGCCGGCCGAAGCCTGCATCTTGGCGTCGAAGCCGTCGGTCTTCGCCAACAACTCGACAACAACACGATCTGCTTCAGCGGCCATGACGGCACTCTATGGCGCGCTCAAATGCCTCTGTAGGTTCAGTGCGTCAGCCTCGGATCGGCATTGATGCGATCGAGCAGCGGCATGACGATTTCAGGATCAGGAGCCTCGACGTCGCTGTCGAGTGCATGCGCTTCGTTCCAGTGGAACAGCCGAGCCTCATATTCCTCTAGCGACATCCTCTTCGCTTCGTCGCCGGGAATGTTCATCATCGAGCAGTTCGTGAGCGCGAGGTAATAGTCTAGGCGTCCGTCGTCTGCTCCTTCGCCATCTCGGGCGCCCGCTCCTCGGCGGGCTCGTCTTTTTTTGGCGGATCGTACCCCACGATGCACGCGACGAGGACCGACACCGCGAGGCTCCAGCTTTCGGCGAGGGGGCGATCGAGCACGTAATTTCTGATCAGCTGATTGGCGATCAGCGGTGTGACCTTGACCTCGACTCCGTCAACCGAGCCGCGCCCACCGCCGATCAGGCCCTGCTTGAGCGTCTCAATGATGTCGACGGCGTAAAACTCGCTGGCTGCCGGATTGCCAATCACCTGACCAGTGAGCGGATCAGTGATGCAGCCCTTGAGCAGGCGTTGGAACAGGCCGCCGATGCCGATCTTGCATTTGGTCTGAAGCTCGTCGATCCGCTCCAGCGGAAGCGCGAAGAGATAGACGCCATCCGCGAACTCAAGCTCGATCGTATTAGTCGCCATCAGCTAGGCGTGACCTCGGTCCATGCCCATGCGCCGTCAGAGGCGAGCGTGATCGAGATGTTGGCGAAGTTCGCGTCCTCGGACGTAATCTCGAAGCGGGTCATGATGGCGGGACCGGCATAGTAGCCTTGGAAGACTTCATCGCCCGTCGGCTCGGTGAAGAGATAACGCCAGTTATGGGTCTGCCCGTCGTCGGCGGCGATGATCGTGTCGAGATTGTCGCGGTTGAGGACGCCGGTGCCGGTCAAGTCCCACTGCTCGCCAGTGACGATCAGATTGCGAACGGGCACGTTCTCCGGATCGGCGCAGACGCGCGTGAAGACGTCATTGGTGTTGTTCTGGTGCGTGAAGTTCCGGGTCGTGATGCCGCATAGGGCCGCGAAGACCTCCGTCGGCGTGGCACCATTGCCCAGCATGAGCGAAAAGTAGGTGCCGCGGAGAATTTTCGGCTGAGCCATTCGAGGCCTCCATTAAAGGACCGTACCGCCTCACGACGGGATTGAGGGCAAGATTAGCCGCGCCTCGTCATAGGTTGTAGGTTCGTTAGCCGATGACGGCGTTGAACGAATTGACGCCGTGGTGCGCGTCCGCCTCAGCGGGGTCGGCCAGGACTTGTGAGCCGATCCAGACGACGTAAGCCGTGAGTCCGCCGGAGAGGTCAATCACGGCGTCCTCGAGGCTGGACTGTATCGCCGCGTTCATTCCCGTGACCTCATCGGTGAACTTCGCCTTAGAGAACGCATGAACGGCAAAGCGAACCTGCGTTCCCTGCCGGATCGGGATTTCGTCAGGACCGCCGTAGCGCACGAACGGCCAGGTGAGGACAGAGGGCGGACGTTCATAGATGCGGTCGTCGTCACCGATCGGCGGCGCTCCGATGTTCGCGAGCGTGCTGTCAGCCCTCAGGCGTTCGATGATCGCTTGCCTCAGCGGCAAGCTTTGCAGCGGCCTCGTTGTCATTAGCCGGCGTCATCAGCCACGGACGCCCGATCAGCGGCCCGATTAGCGTCAGCAGCGTGCGCGTTACCCACTGGTGCGCCTGTTCGAGACTTGGCGGCAGCTCGCGCTCCCTTCCTGCGGCGTGTGACGCGCTTTACTCCGCCCTTCACCGAACGGGCAGACGCGTTGGCCTTGCCCTCCAATGCATACCCCTTCCGCACGGCGAAGTCAGCAACCTCATCCTTGACGAACTGCTCGCCGGTCGCGGTGAAGGCGGTGATCGCGCTCCGATCCGGCCAGGGATAGTCGAACGGAGCCTTGATGATGGTAATCCAGCGGGCCATTCGGCTATCCTTTCACGGCCTGATTGACGGCTTTCCTGACGAGCTCGACGACAGACTGCTTCTTCCGTTCTGTGGCTGGGCCCATGTACGGGCGAGCCGCCATCTTGCTCGTGCCGAATTCGAGCGCTGCTGCATAAGGCGCGTTGCTCGACACTTCGACCTTGAGCGGCGCCACTTGGGCCGTTTCGATGTGCGTGCGCAGGACGCCTGTGTCTTCGTTGGGAGGCTCGCCAGGAGCAGACGGGACGTGGTTCTTACCACTCACCGATCCTTCGGTGATCATGTGCGAGGCTTCGGCGCGGATTTCCTCACCGCCGGCGAACAGTGCCGCCCCTACCTTGCGGATTGCCTCTTCTCCGGCCAGCCTGCTGAGGCGGATGGCGACTTGCTCACGACCCGAAATTCGCGGCATCGCTCGCCTTCCTTCCGCGCAGCTCATAATAGGACCCGGCTGGATCGGTCGCGACGCTCGCGATCATGTAGCGCGCGCCGCCGGCCCCGATCTCGCAATCCGTGTCCGGTGTAGCGACGCCATGCGCCAGCATCAGGATTCGGACGTCGCCTTCGACATAGCCGTCGGCGCTGCGCATCGCCTGGCTCGCCGCGTCGATCTGCACTTTGACCGGGATGCCGCTGTCGAAACCGCTGGCCATCCCGCCACCCTTGCCGTCATCCGCCGAGGACGAGGGCCGGTAGAGCGTGCCGTCGAGATAGACAGCAGAGAAGACCCCGGCGAAGGCTGCTGCGATGCCCCCATCTAACAAGCCCATCACGGCCACACTTGAGGATAGACGCCGATGGGGATCGCGCCAGTCGGCGTGACACGCGGGCCACCGCGGTTGCGGGCGAGCAGAGCTTTGTATTCCTCACCGTAGCGCGTCGATCCGAAACTTCCGCTCATTCGCGCGTTCGCTGCCGCGTCAGTGAAGCCAAGCTCGAGCGTACCAGACTTCATTCGCGTGATGCCCGCTGGGATGCCCGAGAGCGTGGTTGCCTCAGTTCCGTAGCCAGCGAGCGACATGTTGTGCGCGGCCAGCGCCATCAGTCCTGCGGCATAGTCGCCTTCGGTCCAGGCAGTGGTGACGTAGCGCTCCGCATCGGTGAGCCAGTAGAGGATCGTCGTGGTCGGGACGTCCGCGAAAGCCGGATAGCGCGTGATCAAATGGCCCGGCGTCGGCTTGGCATAGCCAGTGAGCACGAGCGGATCGTTGGAAACCACCGCAATCGTGATGAAATCATCGTCCTCGCGGCCGCCGGCGGTCACCCAGTCTACATGGAAGACGGTCGTTTCACCGTCCGCGCCGCCTGAAAGCTCTACGGTCCATTCCGCATCGGTGCGGCTGCTGCTGTCGATATTGACCGTCCCGGACAGCCGGGTGAAATTGGAAGACGCGACGGTGTCACCCTCGTCGAGCGGGATCGTGTAGAGGTAATCGAAGACCGCATCAGGGTCTTTTGGGGGCCACGTCGCCATGTGCTGAAATTAACCGCTGGCCCTGCGCGGCTGTAGGTTGCCCGCAGCGCGGCGGGGAGGCCTAGGTTCACTAGCTGCTTGGCGATCGCTGAGCGTTCCAGCTGCGTGGCGGGGATAGACCGATCCCGCCGCCGTCCGAACTTCTTCTTCCCCATGCCCGCAGCGACTTTCCGGAACTCCGAGCGCGATATGCCCGCGGATCAGGAATGCGCCTGTCGCGTCATAGTTAGCGATTGCCTCGGCGATCGATTGGCCAGCGCCGACGACGACGCCGAAGCCCGCCGATACTGCGGCGCCGGTCGCGTAGACCGAAGGCGCTGGCGTCAGCTGGCCCGATCCTGCAGAGGACATTGCGCCAGCGCGGACCTGGGCGCCGGTTTGGCTGATCTGCCCACTGGACGAGCCGGACAGTGCGCCGGAATGAACCATGCCGCCTGTTTCGCCCGTCGCTCCTGCACCACTCGCGGACATGGCGGCTGCGGAGATTGCGCGTCCAGTTCCAGCGATGGAGCCGATACCCGCCGCAGTGAGGATGCCTGACGAATATCCGCTGATCTGCCCATCGATCGTGAGCGTTGCAGCACCAGCAGCGCCGAGCGAGCCGGTAGCCGTGACCGAACGGGCGAACGAGATGCCGCCCGCGCCTCGGCCCGTAAACGCGCCAGAAGCCACGCTGAGCGCGTTCGCGGCAAAAGTGGCTGCGCCGGAGCCGGAAAGCGCTGACGGCGCTAGGATCGCGCCTGAGGCGGCGAGAGAGGCACTGGCAGCGACAGACAGCGATGCTCCCGCCGTCGCGGTACCAGCCAAGGCGAATTGACCGGCAGCTGCGGCGGTAAGCGTAGCCTCGCTGATCGCAAACGATGCCGCGGCGAATGCACCCGCAGCCGCGCCCGAGAACACTGCGGAAGAAATCGCGGATTCGTCGCCCGCCCACGATGACAGGCCAGCAGCGGAGAATGTGGCTTGCGCGATGGTCAGGCTGGCCAGCGGACTGTCGGCCACACCCGCTGCGGACAGGGCGACGCCAGCGGTCGATTGCCCCGCTGTCGCCAGATCGCCAGTTCCACTCGCCGAGAAAGCGCCCTCGGTCGTGTTGCTGCCGGTGTCTCCTGCACCGCCAAAATCGCCAACGGCGGAAGCTGAAAGGACGCCAGTTGCAATCTCTCCGCCAGCATTATCATTTGCCGCGATGCCCGATCCCGACAGACTGCTCGGCGCGAGCATGTTCCCCTGCGCCGAGAGGTCCGAAGTTCCCGCTCCACTAAGCGAGGCTGTGGCGGTGGCCTGCCCCTCAGGCGCGATTGCTCCCGTGCCAGCGCCGGATAGGGCTGCGGTCGCAAATTCGGTGCCGACTGCGCTGAGTGATGCAGATCCGGACGCGGACAGCACAGCTGCCGCCACCATCGCGCCAGCGATGGCCTCAGTTGCGCTTCCGGAAGCAGAAAAGGCGGCGGCCTCGATCGCTGATCCGGCAGGGGAAGAGGCACCTAGACCCGCCCCGCTTAGTGTACTTTGGGCGGTGGCTTCTCCGGTCTCTGCGAGATTGCCGGTTCCAGCACTACTTAGCGCGGCCGAAGCTGTGGATTGACCGTCACCCGCGAACGCCGCCGCACCAGATCCGCTTAGCGCGCCCGTTGCGGTCGACTGAGCATCTCCCGCCAGCGATCCGGTCGTCGCGGCCGACAGGACGCCAGAAGCAAACGAGATGGCGGCGCCAACGCCAGGAAATGCCGCCGTCGTAGATGCGCTTAGCGCAGCCTCTGCAACGCCCCTGCCCTCTGGCGTGAAGGCCGCGGTCCCGGCTCCTGGTAGCGTTTGCTCGGAGATCGCATTCGAGGAAATGGAGGTTGAAGCGATGCCAGAACCGGTGAGCACACTGCCGGCTGACGTACTTCCGTTGAATCCGTCGAAATCTACGCGGACGGGGCTGGCGTCGCCCGAATAGGCACCGCACTGGAAACCGACTCGGACCGCCGTCAATTCGATCTGAGTTGTCTCCGATCCGAGGTCCGTCCAGCTAGCGGGCGGGTCAGCTCCGGTGGCCGAAGCGCACTCAGCATGGATCTTGCCGTCGCCGGTATCGTACCTCAGAGCGATCCAGCCGTGGGTCGACGATGGGAGATAGGTCGTGCCAAAGCCGCCCCAACCACCGGTGCTGCCGTTGTTGACCCGCAACCCCGAAATCGTGATCGAACCGGCGTCATTGCTGATCTGGATGGCGTAACAGTTGAGCGGATCGGAGCCGACCACCAATTGGATCTGCTGGCCCTGCTTGAGCGTCGCAGACGGCGTGATCTTGATGTAGGCGCGGAGGCCCTGCGTGAAGTCGTATGTCGAGACTGTCGACCGTCCCTTGAACCCGGTCGCACTGGTCGCTGGCGTGATCTCGGTACGCGCATTCTGCTCGGCCATCGTCACTGAGGAGTTGTAAGCTCCGACGAAGGGCTGGCCTGAGTTCCAGAATGACGTGTCGACGCTGTTGTCGTCGAAATTGTCTGCGGCTGGGGCGGTCGTGAGCGCAGTGACTTCCTTGAGCGCGGCGAAGATCCCCGCCGTATCTCCGCTTACCGCAAGCGTCGGGTTGCTTGTCTCTCCGGTGGACGTGTTGATCCTGAAATCGCCGCACGCACCGACTGCACTCGCGTTGTTGCGCGA